TAGCAAAGGTGCTCCAACAGCTAAGAACTTTAAGGACGCTGCTAAGACAGCTAAGAAAAAGAAATGAAGAAAGACTCTAGACTAGAACGTGCAGGTGTAGCATGGTTTAATAAGCCTAAGAAAACACCAAGCCATCCTACTAAGTCACACGTAGTTGTGGCTAAAGAAGGAGATCAAGTGAAGACTATTCGCTTTGGTCAGCAAGGAGTTAAGGGTGCAGGAGCTAATCCTAAGACTGAATCAGAAAAGGCTAGGAAGAAAAGCTTTGAAGCACGTCATGCTAAGAACATTGCCAAGGGTAAAATGTCTGCTGCTTACTGGGCAGATAAAGTAAAGTGGTAAATTTTGCTTGACTTTTTAACAGTTATATGGTATAATATATTATGACTTATTTAGAATTAGTAAACGCAGTGCTCAAGAGACTTCGTGAAGACGAGGTCACAACTGTTACTGCATCCAATTATTCTAAGCTAATCGGTTCATACGTGAACGATGCTAAGATGGATGTAGAGAACGCCTACTCATGGAACGCGTTAGCTGATACCTTAACTGTTAATACAGGAACTGGTATCTTTAACTATACTTTAGTAGGATCAGGTCAAAGATTTGAAGTAATCGATGTATGGAATAACACGACTAATGAGAAGTTCTTTTTAGAGAACCGTCCTATTTCGTGGATGACTAAGATGTTATTGGATGAGAGCCCTGATAGAAACTCTCCTCTTTATTATTCTTTCAACGGTGAAGACGCTAACGGTGATACGCAGGTAGATATCTATCCTATCCCTGATGGTACGTATCAATTGTTCTTTAACATTACTAAGCCTCAAGGTGATCTAGTTAATAACTCAGATCGTCTATTAGTTCCTAGTCTACCAGTTATCATGGGTGCTTATGCAAGAGCATTGGCAGAACGTGGCGAAGATGGTGGTATAGGTTCAGGTGATGCATTTATGTTCTATCAGAAGTCTTTAGGTGACGCTATCGCGATCGAATCAAATAGATATATTGAAGAGTCTAACTGGAGTGCCTGTTAATGGCAGAGCAACTAACGTCAGCGTCAGTAGCAGCTCCTGGCTTCTTCGGACTAAACACGCAAGATGCTAGTACACAGCTAGAGAATGGCTTTGCACTACAGGCTTTCAATGCTGTTATTGATAAGTCAGGACGTATTGGTGCTCGTAAGGGATGGACTAAGGTTCATACTTCTACACCTACAGAATTAGGTACTGCAGCTATTGAGCAGATTAGTGAGTTAATCGGCACAGATGGGACTAAGTATGTACTCGCAGCAGGAAATAACAAACTATTTAAACTTGTTGGGACAACACTATCAGAACTTACTTATGGTGGCGGAGGATCTGCACCGACGATCACTGCAAGCAATTGGTCTATCGCAACTCTAAATAACAAAACTTATTTCTTTCAATCAGGACACGATCCGGTAATGTTCGATCCTGCGTTAAGTACTACAACATATCGCAGAGTATCGGAGCATCCTACATATTCAGGTACTGTACCACAAGGTAACGTAGTTATTTCTGCTTATGGTAGATTATGGGTCGGTGATTTACAAAGTAATAAACAGATTGTATATTTCTCAGACTTAGCAGCAGGTACTGTTTGGAATACAGGAACAGCAGGTTCATTAGATGTATCACAAGTATGGACTAATGGATCAGATCAGATTACAGCATTAGCTGCTCATGGTGGCTTCTTTGTAATCTTTGGCTTAAGACAGACACTAATCTATCAGCAGCCTCAAGATCCTAATGTGATGAGTTTACTAGAAGGTGTTAACCGTATTGGTTGTATCGCTAGAGATTCAGTAAAGAATATCAGTAATGATTTACTATTCTTATCAGACGCAGGTGTACGTTCTTTTGCACGTTTAGTTCAAGAGAAGTCTATGCCAATGAGAGATATTAGTAAGAATGTACGTGATGACTTACTAGCTATTATTCCAGGCGAAGACTTAACAAGAGTAAGAGCAGTCTATAATGAGAAGGACGCGTTCTATTTATTAACGTTCCCTTTATCATCTCTTAGCTACTGCTTTGATGTTAGAGCACCTTTACCTGACGGAGCAGCAAGAGCGACTGTATGGACTATTGCTCCAAAGGCTTTGTATTCAGATTCTAGTCGTAGATTGTTAATGGGTTTTACAGGTTATATTGGTGAATATAATTCATATACAGATAATGAAGCTACTTATCCGTTTATCTATTTCACTAACTACTTTGACTTTCAAACACCTACGACAGAGAAGTTACTAAAGAAGATTGGTTATACTGTTATTGGTGGTATTCAACAGCCTCTAACAGTTAAGTGGGGTTTTGACTATGCTAACGATTATAGATCAGAGTTATCTATTGTAGGTAGTCAAGTTATTTATGAGTACGGAATTGCAGAATACGGTATTGCAGAGTACTCAGGTGGTGTTGATATTGATCAGAAGCAAGTTAATGCAAACGGTAGAGGTAAAGTATTGCAGATTGGTTTTGAAACACCTATTAACGGTCAACCAATATCTATTCAAAAAATTGATGTCTATGTGAAACAAGGACGATTACTATGAGCAACTATATTAAATCAGTAAACTTTACAGCTAAGGATACACTACCTACAGGCAATGCTAATAAGGTAGTACGTGGTGCTGAATTAGATGGAGAGTACTCAGCCATTGCTGTTGCTGTCTCTACTAAAGCAGACATCGCTAGTCCAACTTTTACAGGTACAGTAGGCTTACCTGATGTATCTATTTCAGGTGCTGTGACTGGAACTATTGATGGTGGAACATACTAATTTTAAGACACCGATAGTCAACAGGAAAGACTATACGATGTACATAGAGCAATATGCTCACATGTTGTGGTTTCATACAGATGTTCGTAAATGGTCAAGTGAAGTAAAAACAAAATACTTAGAAGATTTAAATTTATTACAATACTTAGTTGAGATACCCTTGGTAGCATTAGTTGAAGAGGACAATACAAAGTTAGCTAAGTTCGGTAAACTAACTGGATGGAAAGTAATTGATAAAATGATTTTAGATAACGGTAAAGTAGGCTACGTCTACACAAGGAGTTTATAATGGGTTCATCACTCGGTACATTAGCAGGTGCTGCTCTAGGTTCGGTTGTTCCTGGCGTTGGTACTGCATTAGGTGCTTCTTTGGGCGGTGCTGCAGGTAGTTTATTAGGTGGCAAGCCTAACGTCTCAGGTGCTTATCAAGGTGCTTCTGCAGATCAACTAGCAGCTTCACAGCAAGCAGCGTCTAACGCACAATTCAGACCAGTAGGAATTACTACTAGGTTTGGTGAGTCTAATTTCCAGTTAAATGATCAAGGACAACTAACCTCTGCAGGTTATACACTATCTCCTGAGTTACGTTCTATTCAAGATAGACTAATTACTCAAGCACAGTCTTATGATCCTACTGCAGTAGCTCAACAAGCTCAAGCGTTCGCTCCTGCTGCTCAGCGTCTATTTGGTTTAGGTTCACAATACTTAGCTGCTTCTCCTGAGCAAGCACGTCAAGATTATATGACTACTCAGTTAGCTGCTTTACAACCTACTCGTGAGCGTCAACTATCTGATATCCGTAATCGTTTATTTCAGACAGGAAGAACTGGTTTAGCTACTGGTGGTACATCAACTATGGCTGCTGCTAATCCAGAGTTACAGGCATACTACAATGCATTAGCTCAGCAAGATCTAAACTTGGCAGCAGGTGCAGAACAAGCAGCTCAAGCAAGAACACAATTTGGTGCAGGTTTATTTGGTACTGGTGGTTCTTTACTAGCTCAAGTTCCTGCTTTAACTACTGCAGCTTACTCTCCACTACAAACACAACTAGGTTTGTCAGGAACTATCGAGAATCTTGGTCAGCAGACTCTAGATCTAGGTGCTCAGTTAGGTGGAAGACAAGCTCAAGCAGGTGCTGCAGCAGGTACACTATTGTCTCAGGGTGCAAGCAACGCTGCTCTAACAGGCTTGGCAGGACAAGTAGCTCAGCAAGGTATCAACGCTACTCAGAACACTGCACTAGCTAATCAGTTAGGTTCTATCTTCTCAAGCCCACAGAGTAGAGGTTTGTTTGGCGGTACTAATCCTGCTATCAGTTCTGAAGTAAGACTATTAGGCAGCTCAACATGGAATCCATTTAGCGACTATAACACAGGTGCAGGTGGTTGGGGTAACTACGGAGAATAATTATGGCAGAGAAAAATAATCCAATGATGGGCTTATTCGGTATGAATCCTGATATGTTTGGTTCATATAGACAAGCACAAGATGAACAAGCTCAAGTATTAGCAGGTCGTATGGCAGCTAATCCTGGCACTATGATGTCTCCTTCACTTGCTCCTTTGTATGCTCAAGCACAACAACAAGGTACAATGATTGGTAGAGGTATCGGTGGTTTGTTTGGCTTAGAAGATCCAATGCTAAAGAAAGCTGCTAACATTGATGCAGCTACTAAAGCAGTGCAAGCAATGGACATCGATATGTCAGATCCAAAGCAATTGTATCCTGCAATGATTAAAGAGTTACAGCGTCGTGGCTTAACGGATATGGCGTTGCCTTTAGTCAAAGAATATCAAAGTGCTATGGCAGCAGATTCTCGTATGAAGTATGAAGAGGCTCTTGCTAAGAAAGCTAATGAAGGATACGAGTACAAACAAGACATGCTTGGTAACGTATCAGTATTCAAGAATGGTGAACTTGTTCGTCAAGTACCTTCACAACTTATGGGTACTGCTCAAGGTGCTGCTATTGTTGAAGGCTTACCAGGCGGTAAACCAGGATCTCCTGTAGTAAAAGTACCTTCTACACAGCAGTTTATTATTAAAGACGGTAAAATCGTTCCTAACCCTGACTACAAACCATCATAATGGCTAACTATATTGAGGTAGATGTTCCAGTCCTCGGTAAGATGGTTGTACCTGCGGACACAAATCCTGACGACTTGATGAAAGCTGTCGGTCAATACTTTGGTGTTGACACCACAAAACAGATTACTACTGGACAAGCTGTAACACGTGGTTTAGAAAGAGCTGTTACAGGTACTACTCGCGGTGTCGGTCAAGTGATGACTGCTACATCAGGACTAGAAAGAACTGCTCCTGGTGAAGATGCTATTTATGATGAGTTTGGTAATGTAATCTCTGGCGGTACTGCTCCATCTGTACAAGAACAAGCTACAGGTGAGACAGTTAAACAAGCAGACTTACGTAAAGAGTTTGAATACGAACTAGCTAAACTTCAAGGCAACAAAGCAGCAGCATATACAGGTTACGTATTAGGTACTATTGCTGATCCTGCTAACTTAATCGGTGGTATAGGATCTGCGACTGTACGTTCTATTGTTGCAGAAGGTATCATTGCAGGTGGCGTACAAGGTTTCTTTGATCCGTTATATGGTCAAGAAGATACATTCAAGAACCGTGCTGTTGGTGCTGCAGCAGGTGCTACTGGCGGTGCAGTATTAGGTCTTGGATTAGGCAAAGCTCTTAAGAAACTTGGTTGGTTAGAAAAAGAAACTCCTACTGTAAAAGGTAAGGACGGTGCTGATCTTCCTGATGTAACTGATAACGTTGCTAAGGAGATGGATTCTAAGATTGCAGAAGCTGCTCCAACACCTAAAGTAGAAGCACCTACAGAACAAGTCGATGAAGTTGTTCCTACTCCTTCAGTTACTCAAGATGTAACACCTACTGTACCTACATTCTTAGATGGCTATGACGCTACTCTTCCACAAGGTTTAAATAAAGCAGCTCCTAGATATGGTCGTAATGTAGTAGGCTTTGAATCAGACTTAGACAGAGCACTGTACATTATTGCTGACGGTGCTAAGCGTTCTGCTGCAGATCAAAAGTATTTAGACTGGGCTAAGACAACTACAGGTATTGATGATGAGGCTACTCTTCGTGCGTTGGGTGCACAAGTCAGAACTGTAGTTAAGAACACACCTGATGTAGGAAACATTCCGCGTACTAATTTAACACTTCCTAATGCACCAGTAGCTAGAGCAGAGATTGCTATGCCTACTGCACCATTCGCTGGTACTGTAGATAAGATTGGTAACAGTTTAAATCCTGAATCAAATGCATGGGTAGGGCTTGACAACGTAAGCAAAAACCTGTATAATATAGGCAGAAGATTCCTTGACTTTGACGCTACAGGTGTTAAGCCAAGACTTCTACCATTAGAACAGAAGCAAGCTTACGAAGTAATGAAGAGCATCATGCCTGAGATGAAGGCTAATGAGATGCCTGACGTATTCAGAAGCTACGCTAAAGTATTGGATAACTTAGCTGAAGTTAGAGGGAATGACTTTAAAGCTCCAAGCATGGAAGAACTTATGAAGAATAAGATCAGTCATGAGGACTTTACAGAACTCTTTAATAGAGGCGTATTTGATGGATGTGCTCTATGAAGAAATGTAATCTAGCGTATTACAAATACTTCCTTCCTAAATCTAAAGATGTACCTCCTACTTCACGTCAATTAGATATGATGAAGGATATGACTAAGGAACGAAAGTCTAAGTACATGGCTTTTAGATCTTGGTTAGACACTCAAGATAAAGCAAGTCTAAGTAAACTAGCTGCAATTAAGAAAGAGAAGTTCGCTGCTCAGTCTCAGTTAAACTGGTCACAGAAGAAGATTGACGAGTTCACTGAAGAGCAGGCTGAGAGTTTATCACAGAAGATTAAAGATGTGAACGGTGACTTATCAGATCCTGGTATGTTGCTATTACAGAATCGTGTACGTGGTGACGTATTCAACGCTGCTGAAAAAGAACTAGTTACAAGAACTTTCTTAAACAGATTAAACAATCTAGATCTATTAACAAAGCAAATCGATAGAGCAGTAGAGACAGGTAATGAAGCTGCTTTAGAAGCATTGGCTATTGAGATGAATAAAACAGCAGGAGCATTCGCTGCCTACTTTGGTGATATTAATGCAACCTCTGCAGCATTTAGGCAGATTGCTCGTATGAATAACTCCATCAAGCAAGGTCGTAGACTAGAGAAACTATTTGAAAATGGAGGCTGCTGATGGCATTTGTTGGTGATTGTCTTAAGCGAATTGCTGATGGTATCAAGCAAGTTAACAATTCACAATACTTTGATGAAGCTGCTGCAGCACAAGCTAAGGCTAAGGCTATCTACAAAGTAACTAAAGAGCCTACATTCTTACAGAAGTTTGACTCATACATTCGTAACTCTTACTTATCAGCGACTACTACATCTGTCGTAAACATCTTAGGTAACATCACTAAGGTTATTACTGAACCAATCGTTACTTTTGGTACATCACTAACAAGTAAAGATGTTAAGATGGTAGATGCGTTGCATGAGATGCAGGGTATGGCTATGGGTTTCATGAAAGCTGCTCCTAGATTCTGGGACAACTTAACTGATACTCTTAAGCAGGGTGGATTAGGTGCAACTAATGTGTCTGAATCACAGATCTCAGGCATGACTTCAGGTAAGCTAAGTGATATCCGTCTACTAAATCAGATTGGTACGTTCCCTATTGCTTTGACTAAAGCGATTGACGAAGGAACTAAAGCTGTTCTTGATTCAATGGGGATGGAAGTAGCTAAGGCACGTCTACTACGTGATCCACGTGTTATGAAGTTTGCTGAGAAGAACAAGATCTCTGCAGATGAACTAGGCACAGAAGCAGGTAAGTTCTTATTAGGTGATCCTAGTAAGCTAGACATGCTAGGTAAGTTCACTGACTTAGGCAAGTACAGTAAAGAGATTAAACTTTGGTCTGATTACAATACATACAACAATCCATTAGGTAACTCTACAATGGATCGTATTGCTAAAGCTATCGAAGGTGCTCGTGAACGTACTCCAGTAGTAGGTACTCTATTAGTTCCGTTTATTAAAGTACCTTTGAACGTGGCTAAAGAAGGTGCATCATACGTACCTGGTTTAGGTATGCTACGTGCTGTGACTGCTAAGAATGATTACAACACTGCTGTTACTAAAGTTGCAGATATTGAATCTAAACTATTAGATGCTAAGCGTAAGGCAGGTTCTGCTGTAGACGATGTAGCTAAAGAAGCTGCTCTCGGTAGAGTAGAGAAGTTAACTGATGATCTAAATAAGATGAAAGCTTATAGAGATTTCGTTAAAGAACTACCTGCACGTTACAGAGCACAACAATTAATCGGCATGGGTATTGCATTACAGACTTATTCAATGGCTAACTCAGGTTTGATTACAGGTCACTTCAACGATCCTGCTCTACGTGAACGTATGGAAGCTGCTAAGATTCCTCCAATGTCTGTGAAGTTTGGTGGTAAGTGGTACAGCTACGAGAAGATTGAACCGTTTGCTACTATCATGGGTATGATGGCTGACTGGTCTGCTCATGAGAAGTCTATGGCACGTCAAGGTAAACCACTGATGGATGTTGAGACTGCTAAGAAAGTTCCTCAGATTCTTGCAGATAACTTCTTCAACAAGACATACACTGAATCATTGTTCAAGATCTCTCAAGCTATTGCTCAACCTGAACGTTATGGTTCTAACTTGGCAGGTATCTTAAATCCAGTCGTGCCTTCAGCAGTTGCTCAGGTTGCTACTATTCAAGACCCTACTAGACGCGATATCAAAGAAGGTTTGATGTCTCCAGTGAATGCATTGCAAGCACGTATCCCTGGCTTAAGAGAACAGCTTCCTGCTCGATGTATTAGGACAAGAGAAGAAGCAGATTCAGTCTACTACAGAAGGTCTACTAGGTAAGACACCTGTTACACCATCTAGTGCAGAACAGACTCCTGCTCAGCGATTAGTAAGCAATCCTTTCCTCAAGGTAGGTGCTATTACTAAAGATGTATATGGCATGGAGCTAGAGCCTAAAGACTTAGAGATGTTAAAGCGTGACTCAGGTGTTGCTGCTATGAACGTGTTAAATGCTCTTGGATCAGATCCTGGATTCAATAGTCTAGCACGTCCTATTCAGGCACAAGTGATTAAGAAAACATTCACAATGATGCGTAACGTTAACAAGGCTAAGATGCTTGGTAAACTATTACAAGATCCTGAGAAACGTGCAGAGTTCATCAAGTATAGATTATCAGGCAAGGGCTTGCAAGAAGATACAGGAGAGTAATCATAGATCCGATAACCGCACTGGCTGCCTTCGCTCCGCTTGTAGTGGACTTAGGCAAGTCTTTAATCTCTAGATACGTAGCACCTGATGAGTTTAAACCTTCTACAATAGAACACTGGCTTTCTATGAAGGAGATGGAACTCAAGTGGTTTAACGCTTTAAACAACGCAGGAGGCACGAACTCATCTTATGCATGGGTAGAGGCTATCGTTAGATTACAGCGTCCTCTAGTGGCTTCTATTGCGTTAGGAACATGGGCTTATTCACACACTGTAGGTACACCTAGCTCAGAGATTGATAACTTTGCAGCAGTGATTGGGTTCTACTTGTTCGGTGATCGTACTCTATTCTATACTAAGAAGGCTTTGAATAAATGAAACTCTTACTCAAGCGTATACACTTTGGAGAAACCTTTACAGTAGGTCAACTCTATGAAGAAAGCAAGTATGGACTATCACCTATCTGCTATACACTTGAAGATAAAGTAAGACAAGTAGAAGGTAAGCCCGTTAAAGACTGGAAAGTTCAGGATAAGACAGCGATACCTAAAGGTACTTATAAAGTATCTGTCACTATGTCTAATAGATTTAAGACAAAGCTTCCGTTGCTTGAGAATGTTGAAGGGTTTACTGGGATCAGAATACACTCAGGTAATTCTTCAGCGAATACTGAAGGGTGTATCTTAGTAGGTATGACTTGGGATGGTAAAAGCGATTGGATAGGATCTAGTAAAATTGCCATGAGTGCGTTGATGCCAATCATTGAGAACTCTACTAGTCCTGTCACTATAGATATTACATAGGCTTGTAAGTTGTAAAGAGTAGTCGTAAGAAACCTAGATCGATTACGACAAAGACTGATACATCTTCTTCACCGATATCTTCTCCGTTTACATACTCTACCCCTACTCCAAAGCCTTTAATTACACTTAGCTCTACATTCATTCTTAGATCCTTTTCATTAGTGCAGCTAGTAAGTCTGATACTCCACTGGCTTTACTGTACTGAAGAGTGAAGTTCTTAAACGTTCTGTTTGAGATATCACCTTCTGCTGCTTTAGGGCGTCTCCGCCATGCTCTCATCTTACCCATATTATTTGTTTTCCTTTTGTTTTTCTTGTTTCCAAACTTGAAACTCAGTCCATTGTTCTTTAGTTAATCTATAGTGTTCAATTTCAAAGCGTAGTTTTCTAGCTCGATCTGCTAAAGAATCAACCCAGTTATAGACCCACTGAATACTAAAGTATCCTGCTGTACCTGCAAGTAGTCCAATAAAAAAGTATTCCATATTAATCCTTATTAGGTGAGGGCGGTTCACCAACCTTTAAGCCGACAGCCCGAGAATCCCCAGACCTTAAATTCAGCACCCTCGTAACTCTTAAATCTCACAACCTCCTGCAGTACAGCTTAACGTCTGAGCACCTTCTACGTTATCGTCATACTCCTTGAAGTTCTCCCAATCAACAGAATCAGGCACTAGCATACGTAACTGATTGTATTGCTCTTCAGTACACTCTTCATAAGGTGCTTGCTTGTATGTTCCACCATCCATCGGTAGGAATGATACACCAGTTACCTCATCAAAGTGTTCGTACACCCATGCTCCTACTTCCATCCATTCGTCTTCTTTAACACTGATAGTTACTGAAGGTTTGTGTTCACAGTAATGACGTTGGAACAACAACCATAACTTCAAGTGCTTAATAGCAGACAAGTCCTCACGCAGTAACGCACCATCCGCTACCTTAACTGGGAAGCTAAACACTGTAGTACTATCAGGCTTCATAACACATGGTTCAGCTACAAACCCTGCTTGAATCATGAACTGAGTTAAAGGATCTTTGTTGTCCGCCCTAACACGTCTGATATAAAACTTAGAATGCTGAGGATGGATACCACTTGCAGTTGAGCATAGCTGAG